TTAGCCCAGGGAAGTTCTTCCCCCTCAGGTGCAGGAAGAAAGCGAATGACTGCAAACCCATTGCCTGCTTTATCTACCTCTGGTTTCCAAAGACGATCATCTGATGCTCCACTAGATGTATTCATCTTTTCTACTTCTTGAACCAACTTAGAAGTAAGAGAACCAAGACTAGATTTCTTTTTAAGGTCTGAAAAAGACATTAGATTACCTCGGATTAATAGGATTAGTTGGATTGAATATCCACAGACATCATAGCAAAAACAGAGGTCTTAGTCAACCTCTGCTTCTCTTTTGATTCTTTGGATTACTTTTTGCATGTTATCAAATATTTTAGACATATCTGATGGGTCACCATAACCAAGAAGCTTTGTATTTTCAACAATTCTTCCTTTCATTTCCACTGCTTGTGGGTCATCAGATAAACTCACTCTTGTATATAGTATCTTTTGCTTTTCTAATAATTCAGACAAAAGATTTACATGCTCTAATTTTTCTGCTTTAGACATAGAAGGAAATCTTAAAACACTTCTTGTGAGTTCCCTCTGAAGTTTTTCAATACTCTTCATTTCTTTCTGAACTATTTCTGAATCAAAGAAGGCCATATTACCCCTCCACAATTGTTCTCAAAACTTTTTTGTAATCATCTATACTGATATTTAGAAATGGAGAATACTTTTTTACCTTTAGCGATACTATTTCCCATACAGGATCTAAAAGTTGCTTATCAAAATTATTTCCAAACAGGAAAACCTTATCCCAAATAGTAAGAGTTTCTATACTAATTTTCCCACTTAGGAACTTTTTAAGAATGATTGGATGTTGCTTTGAAGCATCAAGAATATTTTCTAAGTTGCTTTCACTCAACAATCCTTCTGACTCTTGAGTAAAAAGATACTTTAAACTTTGCTGTCTTTTTTCCCATTCTTTGTAGCAAGTTTCACCCTCTCTGATAATCTCACCAATCCAGATTGATTGTGGATTATCACTCCTTACAAAGTTAGAAAGAAAAAAGTTTTTTATTTCATCATCATTCTTTTGTCTACTGATTCTTTCAAACCAATATTTGTCTTTGCGTTTATTGAATGATTGAACTGATGCTCTAGACTTACCAGCATATTTAAAATAATCATACTTTGGTTTACTAAAATGATTCTTTAATGCAAGGTAAGTTTTGTAAGCATCAAATGGACTCATATTAAAAGTTTAGCTCTAGATGTTCTTTTTAGAAAGTTTAAATTGATAGCATCGCACTTAAGTTTTTCTTTTAGTGGTTTGCTAATAAGTTTAGCAACTGAATCAACCTCTAAACCATTTTGTTCACAATAAAATACTATAGCATCTATGTAGTTCATTTCTTCGTTAGTCTTAACTATCTCTTCAATAATTTGAGAAAACTTTGCAGGACAAAGAAACTTAACCTCTAATGCACTCTTTAATTTATCTTCCATATTCTTTTAATTTAGATTGAATGAACTCTTTAACATATTCATTAAGTAACTTAATATACTTCATTTTATCATACTCTTCATAAACAACGCAATCCCCATCTTCACAAGCCATTAAGATAACTAACTTCTTAACAGGAATACCTGTCATCTCATAGAACATACAAGCATAAGCAGCACACTGAACAAAGTAATGTTCAATCCACTCCTTTGGTTTTGCTTTTTTTGACGTCTTAAAGTCTATGACTGATAGTTCACCATTATATTCTGCAATACAATCAACTGTTCCTGCAATGCCTAATTGTTTGCTATAAAGAGAACTTTCAAGTGCATGAATATTGTCAATGCTATTTAGTTTTTCTTTTGCAATCTGAAAAAGATAATATGAAAGTGGTTGAACCTGTGGTAACTGTTCTGCATTATGTAAGTATCCTTCTACCAAAGAGTGAAGGTCTGTTCCACGACTTGTTGCTTGTCTATTGATTTTGTTTGCTTCTGCCTCACCAACTTTCTTTCGCCATTCTTCAAAAATATGTTTATTGTGAAAGCTTGTGACTGATGTAATAGAAACTAACCTGGAAAGGTTATCCTCCCCAGGTAGTTTATAATATCTAACTCCATCAATTTCTTCCCTTTCAAGTGTGGGAAGATTCATACTAACATGATTGAACATTAAAACCCTGCTGCCATTTTGTTTACAATGTAAGACTTAACTAGACCAGATCTGACAATATCTTCAATACCAAATTCAATAGATTCAAACTCTGGCATTCTCTGAATGATCCTCATGAAATCAAGGATTCCATTTCTCTCATTAGTTTTTGTAAGGTCAGACTGTGTGGCATCACCACAGAACATAATTCTGGAGTTATCACCAACCCTTGTGATTATACTATCAAGTTCATGGAAGTTCAAGTTCTGACATTCATCAACAATGATAATAGAGTTATCTAAAGTAGTTCCTCTAATGAATGATGTACTCCAAAACTTAACAGTTTCCTGTGCTTTAAGATTTCCATAAAGCATTTCAAACTCTGCATCAGATGCACATTCAAACATATACTTGACCATGTTCTTATAGGGAATCTGGTAAAGACTTGACTTGTCTTCATGGTCTCCAGGAAGGAATCCAATTTCTCTTGTTGCTACAAGAGATCTAACAATTACAATTTTATCATATGGTGTGAGTTCATCAAGAACATCTTTAAGTGCTAAGTAAAGGGCACAGAATGTTTTACCTGTCCCTGCACATCCATAAACAAAAAGATGTTTATCTGAATCATAAGCATTAAAAAGAGTAGTTTGATTTTTAGTTAATGGTTGAATATCAATTAAACTTTCAGCATTAATAGGCTTTCTCTTTTTTCTGTTTCTTGCAGTTGTACCAATACCAATAGTGGTATCTCCTGAATTTCTTCTTTTGTTTCTGGTCATTAAATTTTCTTTACTCTAGAACCGGGTGCTTTTGATGCTTTTTCAAGGACGTCATTCCATCCTGGATTTTTACTAATAAGTTTGTTCTTCCATTCACCTACTTCTCCTGGAGTTGCGCATCCTTCAGACCAATCCCTCTTCCATTCAGGATTGTCTTGATACCACTGAGTGATTTCATGTACACTCATTTCAATCTCTTTCTTCTCGCCTGTTTCTTTATGAATAATAGGATAAATTGCCATTTGTTACAATGATATACAAAAATATTTATTCTAAAGTTATGGATGGTGCATCCTGACACTCTGGACAGTTGTCTCTAGTCCATCCAAGTGCCTCAGACACTGTTGGAAATTGACATATGAACATACACTTACATGCTTCTGCAATATCCATGTGCTCCTTTTGTGTGCCATGTGCAGACCTTAAATTGATATAGTGAATCCAAGACCTTACTGAACCTGTCATATAGATTCTTGTAGGGGTTGCTAAAGGAAGAACAAATCTTGCACATTCTTTGGCAACATCATGAGCAAGGAGTTCCTTATAGAGTTGCATAGAGTGTGCAAAGTGTTCTTGAATCTTACTTTGCAAAGTCAGTTTTTCATACTCAGGAATATCATCAATAGAGTTCTGACGATTTTTAGTGTCCTGTCTACGTAAATCTGGAACAGGAATATATTTAGAAATCAGTGAAGTGTCTGCATACCTCTGTGAAAATTCTTGATAAGTAAATGATCTATGACGCAGAATTTGTGCTGCAATTCCTCTGGTAGTTTCAATTTCCAGAGTCATAGTAGCCTGCTCAAAAACAGACCAATGATTGTGCTTAATACAATAACGTAACAGACCTGCATAGTTTTCAGAATCCTGATTTGCTGGATTAGAAACTCTTGCAATATAAGCCATTGTTTGTTCTGCATCTGGCGTAACACTAATAAGTTTTACAGTCATTTATTACCAAATCCTTTATAGTTTTTGTGTTCAAGTTTAAGTATTTCTTCTTCAATCACTTGAAGTTGATGATTCATATAATCTAGTTCATCTGGTGTATACAACTTAGATTGATTTTCTGTTGCTTCTTTGAGAAACTTCAACATTCTTTTAAGTTTCATCCAGAAAATACCTCATCATAATTTTCAGTATAAGGAGTTACCATGGCATCCTCTTCTATTGTAATATGTGCAGGTGGTCCTTCTAGTTCATACTTTAAAGATTGAACTAGAAGTTCCATATTCCTAACAATCATTCTAACTTTTTCTCTATCCATAAAAATTAATTCCTTTCAATATAACTTAGATTGTGATTCTGAGAACACAATTGTTCTATGATTATATCACATGCAATCTTTGGATCGCAAGTTCCACAAGTATATACATCTACTGCTGCTTTACCTTCTTCAGGCCATGTATGAATACTAATATGACTTTCAGATAACAAACAAATCACAGTAACTCCTTGTGGTTCAAACTTCTTTGAAATAGTTTGAACCACAGTAGCTCCACTTGCTGTTGCTGCATTTTCTAATAGGTCTATAAGGCATTGTTCATCATTTAAAAGAACGAACGAACACCCATATAGATTCAATAGATAATGCTTTCCCATCACTTTTTACTTTTCTTTTGAGGTTGATTATTGTACATTTTTGGATTGACTTTTCCATCAGTCCATTTCATAGAAATTACATTTCTATACTCATCATAATAATGATCAAATATACTAACTTGTGTTCCTTGGACTACATCATATTTTGTGATTCCTTTATCAGAATAAGAAACAATATAAGAATCTAGAGGAAGAGATTTGTTAGTTGCTGCAGAAACATCACAATCTTTATGAATAATTTTTACTCTATTTCCCATCTATCATCCCCAAACAATATCAGGATATGCCTCTTGTACTACAACTTTAGTAATTTTAAATCTTTTGTGTAGTTGTTTATCTTTAACTAAACACATTAATTCTGCCTCAGACTCATGAAGAGATTCCAACATTTGAATAAACATTGTTTCTCTTTTTGGTTGAGCGATTTCACTTACTCCTTTTACAAAGTAATTAAACTTTCTCCATTCTTGAATCAACTTACTGTGCTCTGTCCCTGCTGGAGCATCGTTAGCTGTATAAGGAACATCACCTGGAGGCAATGCAGATTCTACTCTAGAATCAAAATTCCAAATAAGAACAGATCTTAAGGCAGGACTATCATAATGCCTTAAGATCTGAATTTTCTCATCTCTTGTTTTAGCATTAGAAACTCTTTGAATAATTTCAGAGACCAATTGGTTTGGTGGTAATTTCATAAATAAACTCCAATTTTTAATCTTCTAAATCTTCCTCTTCATCAAAGTATTCTTTGTTCTCAAATCTAAATGCTATAAGGTCATCTACTAGTGGTTCACCATCTTCATCAAACATTTCTGGATGATACGTATAAGGTTGTTTTTGTTCAAGGTGTTGCTTGACTATCCATCCAACTAAACCACCAAGTATCAAAGAAAAAATAACAAACAATACTGAAAAAACAAGGGTTAATGCTAACATAGTAATTCTCCTAGACTACTTTGGTTTTCCTATATCCAAGGAAAAATTAAAGTAGATGGTTATTTTCTTATTAAAGAAAGAAACCACCCTTTCAAAACATATTGAGAATGTTTTTTTATTTGGGAGCCTCCTTTTTAATACTAACTCAACACCCCTGTTAACAGGAAGAGTATTATCATTATTTATCACTATCAAAGAAACTTATTTTCTTGTAGGTATTTAACTGTATCAGAACATCCACCAAGATGTTCTTCATTCATAAGAACTTGAGGGAAAGTAGAACCTTCTCCAAACTCTTTGTAAAATTCTTCTCTTGTAAAATCAGTTCCAAGAGAATATTCTCTAACTGAAAAACCTTTAGATGCACTTAATGCACTAAGCACTTGAATAACTTTGGTGCAATAAGGACAACCATGTTTACTATAAACTGTAAAATTCATAACTTTAAATTCTTACTGGATGTGGACGTCTTTCATTTGATTTTATAGCACATAACCATGCTGTTGTGACTGCAATGTTATCATTCCACCAATTAGTTTCCAATC